TGGGCGGGTACGGTGCTGGCATGTCAGCGGTCGCTGAACGCCACCGCCAGATACGGGAGGCTGCGGGCTGGTTGTCGGGGCAAAAGGGTATCAACGTGGTTTTCATCGCCCACGCGGTGAGCGAAACCATCGACCCGCCAGATAACGACAGCTACACGCGGTATTCGATCCGCATGCACAACAAGTCGGTGAGCCACTACAGCGACAACGTGGATCTGGTGGGCTTTATCAAGCTCAAAACCTACACCCGCGGCGATGGCGACAAGAAGAAGGCTATCAGCGACGGTCAGCGGGTGTTGACCTGCTACCCGATTGCCACGCACATCAGCAAAAACCGTTTTGGCATCGATGCAGATTTGCCCTTTGACCAGAACACCAACCCGCTGGCGCCGCATATTCCGGTACTCAGCAACGCAACAACCAACCCAGCTACCCAGGCTTAACAGGAGAATTACCATGGCACAACTTGGCCAAATGTTTGACGCAACACAGATCGACCCAACCGACAATTTCGAGCCGCTGCCAGCAGGTGAATATCCGGTGGTGATCACTGAGTCGGAAATGAAGCCGACCAAAAACAACCGCGGGCAATACCTGCAGATGACGCTGGAAGTCATCGATGGCCCCATGAAAGGTCGCAAGGTTTGGGACCGGCTGAACCTGGTGAACCCAAACAACACGGCGGTTGAGATTGCACAGCGCCAGCTGTCTTCGCTTTGCCACGCCGCTGGCGTGATGAATGTGTCCGACAGCGCCCAGCTGCACAACATACCGGTGGTTGCCCGAGTCACATACAAGCCGGCTGAAGGCGGGTACAGCGCCAGCAATGAGGTGAAAGCCTACAAGTCTACGGGCAGCAAGCCAGCGCCCCAGGCCAGCAATCAGCCGCAGCATACAGAGCAACAGGCACCGGCCGCGGCTGAATCGGCTCCACAAACCGCTGCACCAGCAGCCTCTGCGCCGCCCTGGGCTCGCGGCTAAGCCATGACGGTCACTCCACAGCAAAAGGCGCGTATGCGCCAAACGCTGGAGGATGCGCTCAGGGTAGTGGATGCCCTGAGCGTGACCACCGCCTGTATTGAATGCGAGATGCACGTAAACGGATATTGCGAGCAGTGGCAGGCGGATATTCCAGACGACGTGCAGCCAAAGGGCTGCGACCATTTTGAAGAGAGGATCCCATTCTGATGGCCACGCTACCCGAGCAAGAAAGCCAAACACTGCAGGCCATCGAAGCCGCGGTTAAGGCCAGCGCAGACGAAGGTTTTCGCCCACACCTTGGCGCGTCGATTATTGGCCGCCCATGCCTTCGTCAGTTGTGGTACGGCTTCCGGTGGGTGAAAGCCAGCGATCACAGCCCGCGGCTTTTGCGCCTGTTTGCCCGGGGCCAGCGCGAAGAAGATACCTTTGTCGAGCTTCTAGCAGGGGCCGGCATTGCGATTGACGAAGTGGACCCGGTTACCGGCGAGCAGTTCCGATTTTCGGTAATCGGCGGCCACGTGGGTGGCTCGTCAGACGGCCAGGCCGAAGGCATCCCTGAAGCGCCAAAGACCCGGCACATTGTCGAAATGAAAACCCACAACGACAAGTCGTTTAAGTTGCTGCTGAAAAACGGTGTGCGCGAATCCAAGCCCGAACATTGGGCGCAGATGCAGCTGTATATGCACTGGTCTGGCCTGACCCGCGCGCTTTACATGGCCGTGAACAAAAACGACGACCAGCTGCACATCGAGCGGGTGCTGTACGACGAAAAAGAAGCTCAGCAGCTGGAGGGTCGGGCGCGCACGGTCATCGATGCCGCCACACCGCCAGCGCGAATCAGCCAAGACCCTGCTTGGTACCAGTGCAAGTTCTGCGATTTCAGCGAAATTTGCCACGGTCGTGAGCAGCCGCTGCGCAACTGCCGCACCTGCCTGCACTCAACGCCAGAGCTCGACGGCAGCGCCCGCTGGAGCTGCCAGCATTGGGGCGCAGACATACCCACGGCAAAAGACCAAGAGGCAGGGTGCCCAGAGCAGCGACTGATTCCGGCGCTGTATGAGCAGGCGAACGACTGCCATTGCGTGGGTGCAAAGCCGGAAGAGAATCGAGTGTTTTACAGCAACGGGACTGCAGATGGAGGCAAAAAGAATGCAGCTGCGTGATTACCAACAGGCCGCGATCGATGCGCTTTACGGCTACTTTATGCGCAAGGACGGCAACCCCCTTTTGGTGCTGCCCACCGGTGCAGGCAAGAGCCTGGTTAATGCTTCGCTGATTCAAGGCATTTTGAGCGCATGGCCAGACCAGCGGGTGCTGTGCCTGACTCACGTTAAAGAGCTCATCCAGCAAAACTATCAGGAGCTGATGGCGATCTGGCCAGAAGCACCGGCCGGCGTGAACTCTGCCAGCGTTGGCCGCCGGGATACGCTGGAGCCAATTATTTTTGCAGGCATCCAGTCGGTTTATAAAAAGGCCATGGAGCTGGGCTGGTTTGATTTGATCATCGTGGATGAGGCGCACTTGATACCGGCGAAAGCTACCGGCATGTATCGCACTTTTTTGGACGCCATAAAAGCGATCAACCCCGCCATAAAAGTGGTTGGCCTTACTGCCACGCCGTACCGGCTCGGCCAGGGGATGCTAATAGAAGGCGAGGATGCGCTCTTTACCGACATTGCTTATGAGGTGCCTATCCGTTTGCTGTTGGATCGAGGCTACTTGTCGCCACTGACTACGCCCACCAACGGTACTGAGGCAAAGCTGAACCTTTCCGGCGTGGGCACCCGGGGCGGTGAGTTTATCGCCAGCGAAATGGCGCAAGCCGTCGATCAGGCCGAACTAACCGCAGCAGCTGTGGATGAAATCATCCGCTACGGCGAGAACCGTAAAAGCTGGTTGGTATTTTGCTCAAGCGTTGCCCACGCCGGCCACGTTGCCGACGCCCTGAATGATCGCGGAATCCTGTGCGAAATGGTGACTGGTGAGACGCCAAAGCCGGAGCGTCAGCAGATCATCCAGCACTTTAAAGACGGCTATTTAAAAGCCCTGGCCAACGTCGATGTTTTAACGACCGGCTTTAACGCGCCAAACACAGACCTGCTGGCATTACTTCGCCCAACGCAAAGCCCAGGCCTTTACCTGCAAATGGTAGGACGCGGCATGCGTCAATCACCGGCTACCGGTAAAGCCGATTGCCTGGTGCTGGATTTTGCCGGAAACATCGAGCGCCACGGCCCTGTAGATGATGTGCGGCCGCCGCGTAAGCCAGGCGCAAAGCGCAGCGGTGCAGATAGCGCCATGGTGAAAGTGTGCATCCCCTGCGGGGCAGAGGCCCACATATCTGCTCGGTATTGCCCGGTGTGCTTGGCGCAATTCCCGGCCAACCCGGTGCACGAAGAAACCGCCAGCAACGCGGCCATCGTGAGCAACGGCGAACCAAATGCGCCCGCTATTGAAAACTACGACGTTAGCAGCGTGAGCTATGCGCTCCACGTTCCGAAGGGTGAAGGCAAGCAGCCGAGCTTTCGGGTGGATTATTACGCCGGTTATGAGCGGGCCTGCAGTGAGTGGATTTGCTTTGAGCATGAGGGTTACGCCCGCAAAAAAGCCGAAGCCTGGTGGCGTGAGCGCGTATTAGCGCCGGTACCGGAGACAGTGGAAGAAGCGCTTTTGTATTCAGACGCCGATTTACTGCCAGAGCCAGAGCTGATCCACGTGGATACCTCAGACAAGTTCCCGCGCATTGTTGGCTATGACTACGGCGATGTTGACCTACCGGTGAAAGCCGAGAAGCCGATGGGCCCGCCACTGATCGAATCCGATTACGAAAACTTTGATGACGTGCCGTTTTAAGGAGTGAATGTTATGTCGAAGCTAAATCTAACCCCAGAACAAGAAGCTGAAGCCTTGTTTATCCGACCCCATTACAGCTACGGACAATTTGAGCGACCAAAATGGGAAGTTGTTGAGCTGCAAGACGGCCCGCCAAAGCCCGGCGCGGAGCTCTACACCCACCCACCAAGGGCTCAGGCAGTGCCGGAGCCGGTGGCCGATCAATGGTTGATCCAGATGCGCGGAGACTATCTCGTGACTCGCGGTGTGTGGGAGCGGCCAGACCATCGCGGCTACACCAATGACATTAACGAGGCGGGCCGATACTCAGAAGATGAGGCCAAGGAAGCGGAGCGGATGATGCCTCAGAAATGCAAGGCCGTTCATCTGCCCCTGCCCGCCCAGCCAGAGGGTGATGGGTGGGTTAAGTGCCACATAGAGACGGCAGCAATTGCTCTTGAAGCGCTGGAGTTCTACGCCCGCGAGAGGTTTAAAGGTTTTGGCGACGATCCAGAGCCTTACGAACACCATCTTGCGCAGCAGGCGATTAGTGAACTTCAGGAATTGGTGCCACAACCACCACAGGAGGACTCAGATGATGGACGATATAAACCCACTTAGTGTGTGCGTATTATACGCCACTGACTCCGACGAGAAGTACATAAAGATTGGACAGGACGGCTCACTTGCTATTTTTGATGATGAGCAATCAGCGAAAGCAGTGAAGCTCAGTCACCCAAAAACCGACTACAAGCAGGTTAACTACTACAGCGAAAATCAAGTTAAAAAGCTCTATCACCAGCTTGAACAGGCCCAGGCAAGGGTGGTGGAGCTGGAGGCGGCCGCATCAGAAAGATGTGATGCTCCGGTCGGATGGATACCCCCTGAAAAATACAACTCTGCCATCGAATCGAAAATGGGATTTTTCAAGACAATAAAAGAGTTGCGGGCAAGGGTGTCGGATTACGAAGCGCTTACCGACGAACTGGATGCAACAACTAGGCGCTGCTATTTGAGCGGCCCTACAGTAGTAAATCAGTTTAAGCGCCTGCGCCAACAGGCCGACGAGATCGAGAAAGCGGGAGGTGAGAAGTGACTAACTATACCCTAACCCTAACCGCCCGCCAGGCTGCCGAAATCAGCAGTGCGTGCGAAATTTTGGCGCGGCTGCAAATGGGCCAAATTGACATGGCGCTGCGTGAATTGCCGCTGGCAAGCTATTTGGATTACGACAAGCAGCGCATGATCGAGTCGATCTTGCTGCCGTTGTATGACGACGGCAAAAAGCGCCATGGCACGATTGCATGGGATCTGTATCAAGTTGTTCGGCACCGGCTGGCATGGGATCGTGCGG